AGCCTGGACTGAGTTCGGTGATGATCCGCCGCCTGTTGCTGTGGCGTTCCAGTCGATTGTACCAGTTGCCGTGTCACTTGAACCTGCATTTCCACTGTTGTTCAGGCACAGCATCGCCAGGAGACCGTCAGAACTGGTCATCGGGTTGATGCTGCTCGCGGTCTCGCCACTGCTCGGGTAGAAGTGCATGAACTTCCCTGTGATCTGGTTCTGCGAGACCATCCAGTAGTCCAATTCACTCCCATCTCCGCTGGTGGTTTCAAGCAGCTTTCCAGTGGTCGTGCTCATGCGGTACACGGCCTCCCCACTCACCCCGCTGATGTCTTTCAGCCAGATGTAGAGCACGTTCCCCACGATGACCATCCCTCGCACCTGCCTGGTGCCAGAGCTGAGCTGCACACTCGGTGAGTCCGCGTCAGCCCAGTCGACCTTCACCTCACCCTTCTTGTTGATCTTGCGGATGATCAGCTTCGTGTTGGCGTCCACCGCAGCAATGTAGCCGTACCCGTCGTCACCCCATGTGCTCAGGTTGAACGTCTCAGTGCTCACCCCACCATCCGAGCCCTCCTGGGCACCTTCAGAGTCAACAAGCAGGTACGAGCCACTGGTGGACTCGTTCATGATCGTATGGCCCTTCCCTGAGAGTGGGGTCAGGTCGGACCAGGCCAGGTGGTTGATGTCCTGGATCAGGCGGGTGGCATTGGTGGTGTGCTGAGTTGGGAGGTACTTGGAAAGGCCAGGCCTCTGCCCACCACGGGCCCTGCCACTGGACTCGGAGTTCAGGCTGCTGGAGGTTGCTGGCGAGGAGGCTGGAAACGGACGCACGTTCTGCGCGTCAACTGTGGTGTACTCAGGCTGCAGCTCGTAGGCCGTGCCCTCGTGCATCCCGTTGAATGGGAACGCCATCGTAAACACGCTTGGACGGCGAGGCATCCATGCTCCCTCAACTATATTCGATTTCCAGGGTCGGGTGATACGAAGACGTTCCATGCTGGTCAGTAGCGACTGAAACGTAGTCCGCGTCCGTTGCAGCCCTCGTGCAGCCACCCATCCCGTCGTCCGTGACCTCACCACCGAGATAGAACGCGATGGCGTTTCCAGACGACCAGCTGCCACGAGTGGTCACCGCCTCCACATGAGCCTTGACGTTGATTGCCAACGCTCCTGACGATCCTCCACTTCCGCCAAAGATGTCCGTACTCCATCTGGTACGGGTGCAGATGTCCACCTGTTCCCGGGCTCCTTCATCGTCTGCGGGGGCCGATGCGTCGTCAGCCTCGATATGGGCCGAGTACGCCTTTGCTGACGAATCCGTACTGGTCACACGAATAGTCAGCGTGGCCGAAGCAATCGTGGCATCCTTCGGCACAGTCAAGTTCGCCCATCGAACGCCATACGCAAACCACTCTTGATTAGAACCTGCATCGTCCCATCCCCCGACCTTCACCGTGGTGCCTGGCGAGGCACTGAAAGCCGAAGTCTCACCAACCCACCAGTCATTTGACACTGCCGTGGGGCCAAAAGTGCTTCCAGAAGACGAGGAGGACGCTGCGGCCACCGGGCGAAGTAGTCTGGCTTGTGCCGTCATCGCTACCCCTTCAGGCTCACATCGATCGTCTCTGCTGTGATCGAATTGGTGATGAACTTGAACACACCACACCCGAACAGCTCGTCAGGCAACGGATACGCCCTGTCCACAGCAACCGTGATCGCAACCTCGGCATTCGACTTGTCGTACAGTCGCTCGAACGTACCACCTGCCTCAGGTGCCACATCGAACTTCAGGCTGGTGACACTGCTTCCACTGGGGATGAAGACCATGCCCCCAGCCATGTCAGCATACGGCACCTCAGTGCAGTTTGCTGCGGTCTCGTCAACTGTGGCGCGTATCGGTACGCCATACCGGAGAATCTGCATTGAAGTCCCCTTACGCGACGGTTACTGCGTCGAAGTTTGCCGAGGAGTTCGTCCCCTCGTTGCAGTAGAGCGCAGTCCCGGCCCCACCATCGGTTTTCAGGAAAAGACAACCCGTGGCGTAGCCAGAAGCACCGTCTGTCGGAACAGTGGTCCCTGCCACGATCAGGAAGTCCCCGGTATCACTCGAGGCGACCACTCCCGTGCCGTCATGTAGCTTGTGTCGTCCAGCCATTGTAGCTCCTTAAGTTCCCTGGCCCTTGTATGTCACTCCACCACTGAACAGCGTGAGTCTTCTCGGGCCGTACAACTCACGCCTGTCAGACCAGTCAGCATTGTACCCGTACACCTCTGCCTTGTTATCCTGCCGGTCACGAGTTACCGAGGTCGCCAGATACTCCATGAACGTCTGGTACATCACCCCACGCTCCCCGTCCATTCTTCGCTCAGCCTCAGCCAGGCAGCTGTACAATATCGTCTCCCCGTGCTGAGTGATACCGTGTACCCGGTCACCTGCAGAACCCGGGCCACTCACAGGCTTGTCAGGAAGGACCCTGTACCTGTAACTCAGGGTGGCGGAAGCCGTTACGTCAGGCCAGAACATCAGCTCGTAACGAGTGCCACTGGTCGTGCTGGTCCGGGCCTTTGGTCTGATCGCCGCGTAGAACGGGTCCTCTGAGAGATACGTCACATTGTAGTCACGCTGCCTCATCTCCCTGAGCCGTCCCTCGCCAACCAGCTCCACAGGCTGCAAAGCATTGTCAGCTTGGGCATAGGTCAGAGTTCCAAGAATGTTACCGAAATCATCAGGCAGGTCGTAGTCGTCCTGGTGCAGCGAATAGGTCGTCAGGGCAGAAACATCCGAGGCACTCGAGGTGTCATCCAAAGTGACCTGGGTGCCACTGTCTCTCGTGTTCACCGTGTAGTTCGTGCCATTGACATTGATCTCGCCACTCGCAGCCCAGGTTGGGAAGGTCCCGCCCGAGAGCGTCACCACGCCACTGCTCGCTGCGATCGTGCCTGTGGAGTAGGACGCATTCAGGCTGAGGGTGGACACTGGCATCAGGAACGACCAATCGTGAGTCCGTCCCTCCATTGGCGGTGGCCCGTAGAACTGACGCAGGCCCGACTCGCACACCCTCTCAATCAGCCTGGTTCGATCCGTGTCCGTCTCACTGGTGTAGCCCTCGTCATTCCCTCCAAAGAGGAACTCGTACACCTCGTTGCGGATCCCGTCCCAGTTCAGAGAAAGTGTGGGCTCAGCCATTCGTGTTCACCTTGTCAGGTGCAACCACCCTGATCTTGTCCTCACCTTCAACACGGACCCGGTAGTACCCCTTCTCAGTCATACCCATGAACTGAGCACGGTACACTTCACCCTTGATCTGGACATGGAGATCGGAAAGGTTCCCCTGCTCAGACTGCTCAAGGGAGCCCGAGTCATCATCAGGGTCCAGTCTCTTCTCCAGGTCAGCGATACGACCGCTCAGGAACGAGATCTCGTTGCAGATTGCCAGGATCCATCCACTCGGATGCGTTTCTGCACTGGTGACACGGGCCTGGTTCTCAAGCCGGTTGAACGCATGAGTGATGTGCGTTGAGAGCGGACCACCAATCATGTGCTCCAATCGCTCCATATTTACACTATCCATCGCACATCACTCCACGAACTGAAAGTGTACAGACCTGCTCCGAGGCGACTGGAGCCTTCTTCGGAGCCTTCTTTGCCACTGTCTTCTTCGCCACCTTCTTGGCAGCTGCCTTCTTCTTGGCCATTGCCGTTCTCCTTCACAGGGCACCCGAGGAGATCCACCGTCCCCCCGGGTGCTGTCGTGGGATCTACTAGTCTTCAACCCCGAGGGCCCACCAGTCCATCTGGGACAAGACCTCTGCAGCCGAACCAATCTTGGTAGCTAGGAACAGGCACAGTTCCTCGCCATCCGGGAATGTGGCCGCGTCCAGCTGCGTCTGCGTGACGTAGACCGACTCTTCCACCCCGTTGTCGATGAAGATCTTGATCTTCTTGTCGTTGGGGTGACTGACCGGATCGTACAGGAAGCCCATCTTCATGTAGGTGTCAGCGACCATGTCCGCGACATTCGCATGAACCTGGACCGTCTGACCCGATTTCTTCCAAGTGAAATCGACTTCCTCGCCAGCGTCGTGGAGAACGGAGAACCCGATGAAGTCCTTGTCAGCGATGATCCCATCCCCGTCAGTCAAGGCATTGTTGGCCTGGGAACCTTCCTCGGACAGACCGACGAAGAACGCGAGGCCGTTGTCCCCGATGCTGGCCTTCTTGAACCGGCACTCGAAGGCGATGCGCTGGGCACCAGAGGCATCGATTTTGACCATGCCGCCAGCACCGCCACCACTGATGATGCTGCCCTCGTTGTTGTCGGTAGCGGCGGTCGCAATCTCGATGGCACCAGTTGACTCAGTAGCGGATTGCTTCAGCGTGACCCCACTAGAGATGAAACTACCGTAGTTCCCGATGGTCTGGGCACTGATGTGTGCCGGGTGGTTCATGAAGTCATCGTGGAAGAACCGACCGCCGAGACCGACGCTCCAGTTCTTGACAGGAAGACGACCCCAGATCCGTGCGGACAGGCCGCGAGTCTGGGCTGAGGCTGGCCCTGTGGGGCCCTTGTGTTGGACGTATGCAGTCATTTGAGCAGAACTCCAGTGCTACCAGACAGGAAAACAACCAGGCGGGTGGCATGGTAGCGATGGCCACCCGCCTGGTGTCGTGAGGTTCAGACTACTTGCTCAGAACGAAGCCTCCCCTGCGTCGATCAACGCATGAGAAATTAAACGTGCAGTCAGTGAATTGCACCATAGTACGGTGCTGGTGCGGATGCGGCTGCACCTTCGTTTCCTTCATGTACTCGCCCTGCAAGAAGCACGGCTTGAACACGGACCAGTTGATCCCGTAGATCGGGTTGGTCGTGTCACCAGTACCGGAGTTGTTGTCGAAGTACGGAACCCATTCGACCGGAATACGCCGGAAGACTGTGTTTCCATCCTTGCTCGCAACATCGTTACCCAGGTTGTCATTCTGGGACTCCAGGATCTCTTCAAGGGTTCCCAGCACCGTGTAATCGGTGTAGTAGCCCCAGTTGGACCCCATGTTGGAGAACGGGCCCTCAACAGGGGGTCTGAACTCCGTCTTCGTCGCAGCTTCGCGCCACTTGCGGATCAGGTCGGACTTGGAGACCGCGCTGTACTGCGCGTTCCAGTTCTTCCACCGCGAGTAGGTGTTGGGATCAAGTCCACCGACATCAGTGAAGCCAGTGGGCCGTCCACCATTGAAGCCACCCGTGGTGGAGTAGCTCGTGGTGTTGATCCAGTAAGGAACCCCAAACGGGGCGAGACTGTCAGTCGAACTGCCTGGCTTCGACCAGAAGTTCGACTCCATCAACTCGGCCAGGTCAGTCATCGCGTCAACGCGACTGGTCTGGAGCAGGTTGACAAGACGAGAAGGCGAACGGTTCATCGCAATGACCCGCTCCTCCAGCGACCAGTGAGTCTCACTGTGACGCCAGGGGATGTTGCCCGTCTTCTGCGTGTCAGCGGTCGTCGGGTTGTCGGTCTCTGCCAGTTTCACGTTGCGAGCTGCATTGTTGCTGAACAAGCGAACATTGAACTGGTAGCCGAAACCGGATCCGAACTGGACCGCTTTCTTCTTGAGGATCCTGGGCAACGCGATGTGGTTCTGATTGTCCACAACGATGTCGGCCCAAGTGGTTTTCTCGAGATGACGTAACGTAGTCGTCACGAGATCCGCGTAATCATCTGCCTGATATGGCATGGTTTAGTCCTTGTGATAGTCCCCTATTGAGAAGACATACCATGCTCAGCCTGCCAATTCGCAGCCGCTTGAACCGCCGCTTCGTATCCAGCATTCGGAGCGTCGTCACGATGCTGGGGTAACGCGGTGGCCTGCCGAGCAACGGCACCTGCCTTGTCGGAGACACGTTGTAGAGCCGCCTGGCTCATTTCTTTCCCATGAACGGACTGTGAGGCCCGGTCAACCAAAACATCTAGTGGGGGAACTCCTTCACCCCTCGCCAAGTAACCCTGACCCAACCTGGCGACTTCGTCAGCCACGTTGATGCGGTTCAGGGCATCGTTTTCATTCAGATCGTTCAGCCGCCCTCGGCCATAGACCCCCTCATCCATGTTGTTCAGGATCAGGTCCATCTCTCGGCCAGCAGCCTCCATCTGCATTCTCTGTGTGTGCATCAACACCGCGTTCAGCGTGTTCTCCATGTTCCCCATCTTGTCGGTGTAGAACTTGTTCATCTCGACCATCTCAGGGTCGTAATCGGTGGGATCCGAGAACTCGAAGACCTCACGCCCCTGCGACTGCTCCTGATGGGCCTGCTGCTGACGCTGCTGAACTTCTTCTGACTGGTTCATTGTGGACTGCATCCTGGCAGCCCACTGGTTCGCCACGGAATCGAACGCCTCAGGGTTGTCGAATCCACGCACCTGCTCAGGAGACAGCCCCATAGCCTTGCCCAGGGCATACTGATCGTTGCGGAAATCTGACTCACCACCCGCTTCTTGTGGGGCCTCTTCCTCTGTAGTTACGTCAGCCAGAATCTCCTCGGGCTCCTCAGAAAGGAGTTGTTCACCCTCAGGGAGTGTCTCGACGACTTGGGGCTGATCTTCTTGCACTTGTTCCTCTGGCATGTTCGCTACCTTTCCATGTGTCCAATTACGAGTTGGAGTCCTTGTTGTACATCCCCAGCACCTTCAGGTACTTCTTCTGCTGGGTAT